GATTTGAAACATAAACGTATTTGTATAAGGCGTTTGAGCAGCGGGTGTTTTTGGTGGAATCACGCGATCCATCCAGTCTTGAGTCTGTTGCCGGTTTAAGTACCCACTCAGACCACCCGTTAATGCGTTGGCTACGTTTGCGTACCCAGACGCGCGCATATTACCGCGCATGTAAGCATTTTCAGCCATGTTCTGACCATACTGACCTGCTTGTTGCGCCATAGTTGCCGCATTAGATTGCCCCATGCCCGCTAAGCTTTGCAGCGGGTTTAAACGAGCCGCGCGTTCTGCTTGATAGCGGTTAAATGCGTTTGTGTATTCATCTGACGCCAGCCCTTGACCGTAGCGCGTTATGCCGCGCATGGCGTTGCCCGACAACAGCCCCCCGCGTGCGGCTGCGCTATTCTCTAGCGCGCGCAACCCTTCTTTGAGACGGAAACCGTAGCCGGGATCAGCTTGGAATTGTTCCATACCAAATGGGGTGTAGCGAGAGGCTTCAATCAACTCAGGCAGCGCATTGACACCTGCTTGGCGAAAAGGCTCTTGCAGTTCAATCTGACGATTAAACGCGCGCTCTTGCGCGGCAGTCGCGCGGTCGGCGGCTTTAGCTTGTTCTCTAGCGCCAGCGTAAGACGCGCCGCCACTAATTACGCTACCTGCTATAAATCCTGACATGTTGTTTCCTTGGGTAAGTAAAAGCCAAAATTTGTGCCTACAGCATCTCGATAATCAATAAAAAGTTCGTTACCGACGCCCACATCTTTTAAAGCAATTACGTATAGATCATCACCAAACTTGTACGGCATTACATTTGCATCGTGCGAATGGTTGATGTAGCGCCCAGCTGGGGTGCGTTTACCATCCAATCGACCAGGGCAAATAACTTCGCCTGCAAAAAAGTATCGTGTAGCAAACATGCCAATACCATGCACTGGCGACGCTTTTAACTCTACATCGTGCCCTTCCGGCATATCAATCAGATCACTTTCAATGGTCACTATGGCGTCCATTGTGGGTTGATCCACCCCTAACTGCGCTAAAAACAACTGATAGTCTGCGCGCGCCGATTCAATTGCTAATTGGCGTCGAGTATCGCCTAACCCACATTCCGGCACAACGTACAGTCTGTCTTCTAATGTCGGTATATCTTGGCAATCGTCGGGGTTGGGGTAAATGTCCACCCAGACAACTTCATCTTCAAACACGCGGCCTGCGCGTTGCTCACCTGCTTTTGCGTCAAACTCACATGGTGCTGTTAGCACAACGACTTCCGTATCACGGTTTACCGCAATCGTGCCTTTTTCTAACCGCACGCGGTAATCCGTCTTATGTGCCGCGCCTGTTAATACTGTCCACGGCGGCACCGTAATTTTACGCTCGTACACACCCGGCAAAAACGTGTGAGTTGTCACAATGTCAGCTTGCGGCATTTGCAGCAGCTCGTCTTGCAGCGCCACAACTTTCTGCCGCATCAACTCTGGCGTAACCACCGCCGTGCTGTCAGGATTAAATATTTCAACCGCGTTCACACCACCACCCATCGTGAGCCACTAGGCACAGTCACCGTCACGCCGCCGGACACCGTCACCGTACCGGCAGACATGCCCGAATAGCCTGCGGGAATCGTGTAGCTGGTGCCAATAGTTAAACTATTGACAAATATGCCGTTAGATGCCGCTACTGCTGTAGATGTTAATTCACCGGTACTGGGTTTGTACAGTAATTTTGCATTGCTAGTATAGATGGTTGACAGCGAACCGGACGTGGCAGCCGCGAACGTCGGGTAGACGTTCGTGGCTGTGGTCGTGTCGTTTGTAATCGTTGCGCCCGAACCGGTCGGTCTTGCCCAGGTTGCTGTCGTGCCATTCGATGTCAGCACGTAAGTATTCGCGCCAATTGGCAGGCGAGTCGAGCTGTTGACACCGTTACCAAGGATCAAGTCACCCGTACTGGTGACCGGCGACAGGGCGTTAAAGGCTGCGCTGGCGGTTGTCTGGCCTGTGCCGCCGTTGGCGATTGGCAGCGTGCCGGTCACCTGCGTGGTCAGATCCACGCCGGTCAGCGTGCCGCCCAGTGTCAGGCTGCCGCTAGATGTGACCGTGCCGGACAAGCTAATGCCGTTGACCGTACCGGTGCCGGACACGCTAGTGACCGTGCCCACGTACTGGTCGTTCGACGTGATGGTGAAGTTGGGGTACGTGCCAGAGATGCTGGTTGTGCCCGCACCGGTTAGCGACACCGTTTGGTCTGGCAAGGTATTGGTGATCGTAAAACTAGGGTACGTGCCCGACGTGCTGATGCCTGTGCCGCCGGTCAACACCACCGTCTGGTCTGGCGCTGAATTGTTAATCGTAATAGCTGTTGAGCCGTTGTAAGTCGTGCCGGCGCTGTACGAGATACCCGTGCCAGCAGTTAGCGCATTAGCCACGCTGCCTGCTTGGCCTGTCGTGTTTTGGTTAAGCGTCGGTACGTCCGCAACCTGAATAGCGCCCAGAGCCGCATTAGTGCCATCTGAGCGCAGGTAATAGCCTGACGTCTGCGTGCCTGTTAAAGCCGTAATGGCCGCCGCTGCCGTAGTCTGGCCGGTGCCACCGTTAGCAATCGCTACTGTGCCTGTGACATTGGTCGCATTGCCGGTGATGTCGATAGCCCACGTACCAGACGCGCCAGAACCTGTTGTGCTGGGCACGCTCAAGTTAGTGCGAGCGCCTGCTGCTGTAGTGGCTCCTGTGCCGCCATTATCGACGTCTAAGGTGCCAGCTAGGGTGATGGTGCCGGAGGTTGTTACAGGCCCGCCAGAGGTTGTTAAACCTGTTGTGCCGCCCGATACATTGACCGATGTGACCGTGCCTGACCCGCCGCCGCCTTGGTTGGCCTTATTGAGCAGGTTTAAAAAAAACCGGTACCAGTCACGCGATACCATACCCGTCCGGTCGTCGGAGATCGGCGACTGGTTCTTGGGTATCTGCGGTTCGTTATCTGGGTTAGGCATTGGTGCCGGTCAACGCGAGTTCGGCACCCATAATGGCGATCTTGACGGGGTCAGTGCCTGATACCTCGTACACGCGGTCACGCAGCTTGTCAGTCATGCCTAAACGACGCCAGAACGCTCTAAACCCGTAATTGCCCATCTTGCCCATGCCCGCCCACTTCTCGTTCGACCATGTGTGGCCGCCGTCATCTGAGAAGCGCAGCATGACCTGTGGGTCGTTGCCTTGGCCGGTCACAATGCCCACGCCCGTTTCGCACTCAAGCTGCAAGGCGTGTTGGGCGGTACGCTTTAAGTTGTTTTGGCCGGTAGGCAGCGCCCGCCATGACCGCAGCCACTTTTGTGGCAGCGTGTCGTCAGCAAACACGTTGAGGTCGTAAGCGTAAATTTTGCCGTTCTGGAAGTCGCCAACAACCACTTCGTTGTTGAAAAACATCTGGCAGTTGGCGCGGTGACGGATGAACTGGCCATTGGCAAACCCAGCGCGCTCATGCCAGGCACCTGTGGCCACATCGAACACCCAAGTCTTCTGAGCAGTCGGAAAGGTCAGCACGTAGAAAGCGTGGCCGTCTTGCTGGTAGGTGAAAGCGATTGCGTCTGAGATGGTGCCATAACTCTGGATGGCAAACTCGACCGCGTGGGTCGAAATGCGCTGGCCAGTGTAGCCGTTGGCACGAAACACCACGCCTTGGCCACGGGCGTCTGACCCTAGCCAAAACAGCGAGTTGTCCATCTTAGCCACTGAAAAGGTCGCTGCACAGCCAATTTCGTTGACCGCACCTTGGATGCGAGCCAGAGGGAACGGCGTGTCGCCTGCGTCGTACCAGACTTCAACCGATTGGGTGCCAAACAGCCACACCTCGCGGTGGTCGACAAACAACGAAATGAGGTTGTCTGGCATACCTTCGGCGCTAGCAAACGACAGCGGGTCGAGCTGGGTGCCGTCAAGCAGTTCAGACGTCCAGAACTTTTGGGAGTTTGGCTCTTGGAAAACGAAATAGCCATCCAAATAGCCCACAGTTACGGCGCCTGGAAAGTCTACGTCCGTAATTTCGGCGTACTCTTCAGTCGACGCGTCGTATATGTAGCCGTCAGGATTGGCTGCAATGAAGAGCTGTGTGCCGTTATCCACCATTGACACGGGGCCGGTACCGCTGACATTACCTAGCGGTATCGACGTCCAGTCGCTTGAGATGCGGTAGAGCTTGCTGCCTGAGACAGCGTAGCCGTAGCTGCCGTACTGCCACAGCCCACGGATGGGGCCGGTGCCGACAGTCGCAAGCTTACGCAAGCCTGGCGCCCGGTTAAGGAACGCAGGCTCCATACCTTCTGGCGCCGGTGTAGCTTCAGGGTACAGGTTCACCATGCGGCTATCCGCAGCGTTAACGCTGCGAGCCACATACGATTGGCCAAGGATAGGCGTCTTCACGGTTTAATAATTACCGGCGTAAATGTTAAAGCGCTGACGAGTAGCGATCAACGAGTACGGCATGGACATCACGTCATCAGGATTGTTGATGCGCTTCAAGTTGCGCTTAGACGTCATGGCGATACGCTGCACTTGCGGCATAGGCTCAACACCAAACTCGTTAGCAATTTCCATTGCCAAGTTGTACTTGAACGCACGCAAGTAACCCGGTGGGAACGACAGCACGGTGTTAAGCGTGTTAGATTTGGTTGGCGCTTGCCCCGAGACAATGTTCCTTTTCTAAAGCCTTGACGGATTTGGCCATATGGTCATAGTCATGGCTGGATACGTGTTGTTGAAATCCT